CCTGCCGGCCTTCGAACAGATGGCGCGACATGATCGTCAGATCCTGGCCAGTAAAATTGTCGTTGGAAAATTCATAGGAATAGTCGCGAATAACCCCGCCCCGCGCCAGAGCAAACAGCATCACGTCGCCCACCGCAATCGGCTGCAACCAGGATGAGCCACGGTTGCTCTGCTTCTTCACCACCATATTGGTCGGCGTCATGATCTCTTCACCGCTGCCGGCCACGTTGAACTCGTTGGCGGTGGTGAAGACCGCCATGCCGCGAGACTCGCTGATCGCGCGGATCTGGTTCTTCTCCTTGGAACGGATGCGCAAGGTGATGGCGTCGCTCGCCTTTACCGGCGAGGCCGCGCCGAAATTCTCATAATTGGCGGATTGCCCGAGCCATAGCCCCGCCGGCACATTCGCCGTGCCGCCCATGGCAAGCCGCTGTTCGTAGAAATTCACGCAGGCCGGATAATTGCCGGCACTGTCAAACGGGTTGTATCCCTCCTGCGGGCCACTCGCCAGATCCGGCGTGATGTTCTCGTCGGTAAAGCTCGTCGTCTCGGTCTTGCCCACATAGCCATAGCGGCCATTGTCCAGCCGGTAGACCACATAGCTTCCAGCCCCTGGCGTCGCTGTCCAGAACAGCGCATTGCGGTTGCCGCGATAGACCATGTCATTGCGCAGCGTCGCAGGCTCGGAGGGCAGGCTTTCTTCTCCCGTCTCATCGGAGATGGCCGCCACCACATATTTCATCTCCTTGCCGTAGACGATCGCACCCGTCACGCCCGTCGGCACCGGCGGCGCGCCCGCGGCAGAGCTTGCCGGAGGTTGCTTGCCGCTGCCGCTGTTTTCCGTCTGGCCGAATTCGGCTTCGAGAACCGGCGTCTCCGCCAGCAAGCCGTCGCCGCTATCGGTGCGGTAGACCCTGTAGAGGCTGGCACCCGTCGCGGCGTTCCAAGTCAGCCGAATACGACGGCCATCCTCGTTCTCATACTGCACGTTGACCGTCACCGTGGCAGAGGGCGCGCTCTCCGCGCCCGAGGCGCTGACCGATGTAATCCGATAGGACACGTTTGCGGTTGCCCCACCTTTCCTCTTGAACACCGCATTGCCAGTCACCCCCGTCGGCTTGGCAATCTGCGGCACGAAGGTCAGCGGCGAAAACAGCCAGTTGGCATCGCCAAGCCTGGAAAGCTTCATCGGCGGATGTGCCTGATGCGTCAGGTACATCACGTCGTTTTCCTGGGCAAAGACCACGCGCCGCAACTCGTCCGCCGTATAGGGCGAGGCAATCTCGTAGACGCGCCGCGCCGTGCCACCACCCGCATAGGCCGGCATGCCGAGCGTGGAGAGAGCCACACCCAGCAGGTCCTCCAGCTGATACGTATTGGCCGTCACATTGCGGATAATGAAATTGCGATTGTTCAGCGCACTCATGCCGGCCACACCGGACAGGAACACCTCGTCTCCATTCGCAAAGCCATGCGCTGCGGACGTCACCACGCCATTTGCGGCAACGGAAATATCAGTGATCGCCTTTGCCGCCTCCAGCACCGGGCTCCCGGCGCGGTAGACGCGCATCTTCAAATGGGAGAACTCCAGATTATAGGTCTGGTCGGTCTCCGCATCGAAGATGAAGGGGAGCAGAATGGCAAAGCCCGACCCCCGCGTCCGGCCGATAAATTCGAGACCGCTGCGGTTGGACGCTCCGCCATGCGGGTGGATGAAAATGTTCTTCGCCACCTTGAGACCGGACCGATATTTATCCACATCGACCCGGGCCCACAGCGCCGGGCTCAACTCGCCGGAGGTAAAGGCCGGCTGCATCACGCGCAAAATCGCCATCGCCTCAACCCCGTGCCGTCATCAGCGTGGAACTGTCGGTCCAGCTCGATCGATTTTCATCCGCATCCGCCTCCTTCGCCGCCTCGAAAGACGAGGCCGCAATCTGGTAGGCATCCTTGCGGGTGGATTGGTCGGAGGTCAGCGGAATGGCGATCTTGGCAGACAGCGCCCAGCTCAACGCCTCTTCGAAAAGCGGCGGATAACGCGCCGGGTCATCGAACTGCCGCACGAATTCCAGCTTCGCCGGAGACTGATCGCAAAAGATCAGCCCTTCGGTCGCATGATAGGCCACATCGTCTGCATCGCCTGGCAAAAGCACGACCGGCACGATGCGCAGCGGCTTCAAACAATTCTGCGGTCGCGCATAGGCATGGCGCCAGCGCTCAGGGCGCGGATTGGCCACCTCCGCCAGATCGACCATGGTCTTGGCAAATTCCCATTCATAGGATTGCAGCAACCGGTCGCGCGTCAGCGCATAGTGAAGCTTGCAGGTGCGCGCCTCGGTCGAGGGCTCGTCTATGTCGGAAATGGTCTTCTTGCCGATATTGGACAGCGCAATGTTGCAGATGCTGGTAACGGATGACATTCGCTTCTCCAAAATAGAAAACCCGGCTCTGGATTGAGCCGGGTTCAGCGTCATAGGTTTGATCGACAGGGATCACCCCTGGCTCACCTTGTCCTCAAGTGCGGCAATAATCTCCGCCTTGGTCGAAGGCGTCGCCTCGCCCAGAAGCTTGCGCGCCGCCGCCTTGAAGGTCATGAACTCGACGCCCGGATCGCTCGCCATCTTCACCACATCCGCCGCGGTCTTCTCGGCAGAAGCAACGGGCGCGTTGCGCATCAGCCGCTCGATCTCGGCGTTCTTTTCGGCAATCTCGGCGCGCAGAGCCTCGATCTCGACATTTTCGACACGGGACGTCTCGGTCCCATGGCGCTGTGCTTCCGCCCGTTTGCGCGCCGCCGCCTGACGCGCCAGCGCTTCTTCCGGCGAAATCTCGCTCATCCAGAAGGCGGAGAAATGGTTTTCGGTCGCAATCTCGAAAACCTCGCCCTCCTCGCGAAAATGCCCGTATACACCCGCCCGGGTCGCCATCACGGTCTTAGTCATAATTATTGTCCTCCGAGGCGGCCACCACACCGGCGGTGATCCTGCCCGCCGTCAGCGGACCGGTTGCGACCGTATAGGCAAGGCGGGCAAAGCGCTCGTCGGCACCGCGCGGGAAAAACTCCAGCGGAAATACATAGCCGGCCACAAGGGCCGCCTTGGGGATCGCGCCGGAGGTCCAGGCCACGCGGGGCGAGGAGAACGCCTCATTGTCGTCGGTCTGCAGATCGACGGTCAGCGTCGCCGCACCGGCGGCAAGGGCCGTCTCCACCATCTGCAGGCGAAGATCGACCTTCTTGCCGCGGCCAAGATCCTTGCGGATCGCAGCAGCTGCACCCACGGGTTTGCCCGATGCGCCGAAGTCGATGACATTGGTGGATACGGTCGAGGCGGTAATCGCCTGCGCATCCGAGAAGAGATTCTGTGCGTCAAAAATCATGGAGTGTCACCTGTTCCAGACCGTCCTCAGACGATCTGCCCTTCTGTTTCGAGAATATTGTCGTCGCGGCGGATCGGATGCCCAAGGAAGGAGACGATCGGCTTGCCCTGGCTCTGGTCGAGCGTCAGGTTCACATTGGTGCGGTTCATTGCCTGCTTGTGCAGGAAGGTCTGCACCGTCTTGCTGGCATAGATCACCGTCTTGCCGTTCGGCTGGTTCGGGTTCTGCAACGCGTAATAACCGTCGATCATCAGGTTGATGAGATCGGCACCGCCGGCTGTCGGGTTGGCGCGCAGATCGGAAATATCGATATTGGCAATACGCGCCACACCGCGCCAGTCGCGCACCGAAAGGCCGATATCCTGCTGGAATTTCTCGCGGTACACATCGTAGAGAGAGCCGTCCGGCAGTTCCTTGGTGGTCTTGCCCTTGTCCTCGCGCTGCAGACCGGCCTTCGATCCTTCCGGATAAAGCAGGTGGACCGAATCCTCACCCCAGGTCACGAACCAGATGGAGGTGTTGTCCGAGCCCGTGCCGCCGGCATCGACGATCTGGCGGCCATTGGCGGCGGATTTGGAATTGAAGCGTGCATGCAGGCCGGTAAAACGCTCCGGATTCACGTCGATATCGCCGTAATAGACGGTCGAGCCCAGCATGTTCGCCATGCCCGCAATATGGGCCTTGGCTTCATTGAGACGAAAGCGCGCCGGGTTCTTGGCGATTTCGACGAGCTTGGCATCGACTTCCGACCAGTCTTCCAGCATGCCGGTCGCGTCCTTCACCTGCGCCGTCGTGCCCTTGGTCGGCAGAACGCCCTTGTAGAGCTTGCGCCAGGTGGGAACGGGAAGGCCGGTGCGCACCGTCGTCAGATGCGACGAGCCCATGTTGCATTCGAAGATCGGCGCGTCTTCATACATCGCGTTGAACTGCACCAGCATGTCGATGATGGTGGAAATGTCGTAGCCCCAGCGCTGCTTCTTCAGGTAGGAAAGGGTGGGATACATATTGCCGATAGTGGCCATGTGTTAACCTCGTGTCGTTGATGTTGTCGCTCCATACATCGCCTGTTCGGGCGAGGTCGGAGGAGCTGCTGCGGTTTCCGACGATGCGGGCTTGTCATCACTGAGAGCGTTGCCGACACGGGCCAATAGCCGGAAAAGTCCGGGATGGTTGCCAATCCCGATTTCGACGAGATCGCGGCGGAGAGCATCGTCTCCGAACGTCGCGATCACGCGGTTTGCGTTGTTGAGGCTGGTCGAAAGGTTGTCGCCGCCAAAGTCCCGGTCGGCGCGGATTTCCTGCTGCCAGTCGGAGGTTATCTTCTGGTGGCGCTCGCTCAGCGCGTCATATTCAAGCTTGCGCTGCTCGGCGATCACGCCGGCCAGACGGCTTGCCTGGCCATTCGTCAGGCCAAGCTCCTTCATCACCGGAGAGGCGCGGTCCAGCAGCGCCCGGTCGAGTTCAATGCCGCCATCGAGCTTGATGTCGTATTCGCCATTTTCCGGCACCAGATCGGCGGCGTCGCCCGGCTCGGGAGACAGGTTGCCACCCTCCCCTTCGCCGCCCTCTCGCCCTGCCCCATTCTGGCCGGCGACAAGCGGCTCAGCCGCCCCGTTCAGAAGCGGCGCATCGTCATTGGCGTTGGCATTGTCATTGCCGCCATGATCCGGGGCAGCGCCCCAATCGGTATGCCCTTCCGGCGCAAAGGTGGCGCTATTCATCCACTGTCTCAGCATGCTCTTCCCTCTTGCGCTTTTCCGCGCGTCTGTGTGCCTCGATCATCATCTCGGCATAGGCGGTGGGTTTGATCTGGTTCAGCTGGTCGATGATGGTGACGCCGATGATGCGCCGGCCGATGTGAATGCCGGTCTCGCCATTCACCACATGCGGTGCGCCATAGACGTTGCACTGGCAAAGCACCCACCAGAGAAATTCGCGCGCACGCGGCTCCGCCAGCACGAACTCGGTTGCGAGATCGAGCGCCTGTTCCTGCATTGTTTTGGCTGTCATCCG